AGCGCCTACATACTGCAATGCGTACAGCGCCGAGTCAGTCCATATAAGGATCTCTTGCCTTGCTTGTATAGCCGTTATTATTTCTGACCCCTTAGACAATCTAAGATCACCTGCTTGGTTTGCAGATGATGGCGTCCAGTTAACAGCACTTTCTTGATCTGACCAACGTAGTAGTAAAGGATCTAAGTCACTACTACCAAGAGGGTTTGTACCAAAACAAAATACAAAGCGATTGTCTGACACAAGCAGCGTATTTACTTTAGTAGGCACATTAGAGGCACCGCTTTCGCTAGATAGCAGCACGCCACGAGTAGTTAATGCATCTGTAGCATCCCAGAAAAACAGGTTGCCCCCACGAGCGGCAAACACAAGATCTTCACCGAAGTTAGATTGTGTCCATAGACGAAGTGCATCTGTGCTTGTAACGCCCGTGCTCCACGCGCCAAGACCCCAGCCAGCAGCGCCCCAACCAACAAGTGCTTCTGCTACAGCAGGGCCAGTGTTTATTTGATATGTGGCGGTTACAGAGCCACCACCCGAAGCTGAAGAACTTGCGGCTTCACTAGCTGTTATAGTGTATGTATTGCCTGTTAGATAAGTTATCTGAAACTCACCATTTAGAGTCAGCCCACCTACCGCAGAAGCACCACTAAATGTTACAAAATCGTTGTTTTTGTAGCCGCCGTTAGCGTCTGTAACTGTAACTGTAGTAGAGCCGCTTACAGTAGTGAAAGGGTCTGTAAGCGATACAGCGGCGCGTATAGGGGTAATGTCGTAATACGTTCCACCCTGTTCTATGTAAAATTTTAGATTAGTACCTACACCAAGCAACTTTTGACTACCTAACGTCACCCAAGAGAATAAAGACCTAGCAATACCTAGAAACGAATTAGTAGATATGCGATTCCATCCCCCCAGCTTTTCCGGCATACCAGCCCGAAAACGCACTTTATCGCAGTCGTACCAACCACCTTCACTTGTATAGCGTGTATTTTCTCTATCTACCCCCGGCTTAAAGACCATCTTTTGTAGTGGCATTACGGATGCGCTCCCGTGCGGATGATCTCGGTGACTTCAACGGCTCGGTTGCCAACTTGGGTAGCCCATCGACTATCCATAAATTCATCGGCTGCAATATCAAACTGCTCACGAGACATAGCCTCTAATGCTTTGACAAAACCACGAAGCCTTGTAAGCCCAAGGTTAAAGCAAATATCAATCATGGCATCTTGTCGGGCTTCGTTGAGTGCGCGAAACCAAAAATAACTATCTTCAAGTTCTTCTCGCACGCGCTTGATGTCGTTAGCCAGAAGATATTCTATTTCTTCTTCAGATAGCCCAAGACCGCCGTTTTCGTCTATATTGCGCCCGACACCCACAGTAATCATATTTTCTGAGCATTTGTACGCATGGCTGCGAACACCTTCGTGGCGCTTCAACATTCCTATTAGCTCAATACCCATTACTTCTCCCTGCTAACTCCTCTGGTCTTCTCGTAGCTACGCATAGCGCCCAAACCTAACATGCCGGTCATTGTAGTCATCAACAGCGATGGATCTATCTCTGGGACTTCTACCCAAATACCCGCAATCGGCGCGATCAGTACATGATACAGAAGACCCAGACTACAGCACCAACCGATGCTAGGACGCCATCCGGCAACGAATAACGACTTATGTGCAGCCTCTACCTTGTTGACTTCTAGCTGCCCCTTGGCTAACTCATTGGCATGGCGTTCTGCAAGAGTGCTCAACTCAAAGGCGATACGATTCTTTTCGTCCTTGTCTTCAATCACCTTGTCGAGCAAGGAGGTGGCTGGGCCTATTAGTGATCCAAGTAAACTCATCGTTTTGCCATATATGCAGTTGCACCAAAGTATAGCCCTACAATACTAGCTTGGCTAAGAAACAGCATGTCGCTTAGAGACGCCAGAGTGGACAAACGAGACTCAGGTACGAAGGGCAGAAGTGGTAGTAAAGCGAAAACCACCATACTACTAAGACTAACCCAAGCCATTCGGCGTTGACTGTCTGCTTTCTCTTCACGCAGTTCGATTTCAACAAGCTCTTGATTTCTTTGTAGTTCTTCATCGCTCACGACCCCATCTCCGTCTAGGTCATACTGAGCATACCTTGATTTAGGTTCTAATTTCTTAGGACTCATTGTCACTCCGGTTTCTTCGGATCACGGAAGAATATCTTATTACCAGCATCTGATTGCGGTATTTCTCGGACAGCACAATAAGTAGAGAAGAATCGGTTGTTGCTTAGAAGCTCATTGATCTTACCAACTGACTGAGCATTAAGCGCATTGCTGTACTCAAGACATGACGTAAGTTCTTGAAAATAAAACTCTTGGCCCGTGGGTTGACCGCGCTCAAGAACAATCAATACGAACACCATCATGGTCATGCTTTGAGATCCACGATGTCTTGCCGAAAAACCTTTGGGGTTGAGGTCTGCACCTCGCCATTGCGAAACTCGTAGATAAACTCAAAGTAACGACTTACCGCTTCTTTTTTAATCGTAGACACACGCGAAAAAGAATCCACTCTGTAGGCGTCATGGATCTCTTTTGGCCTATAAAGCGGGGCATTCACACTATTTGGGAAGGGTGGTATTTCCATTATAGCCTACGCTTTTTCTCAACGGCTTGAGTTCTAACAGCCTTGGGTTTGAGCAGTTCCCAACTGAGAAGTTCTACGTCAAGTTGGTGTGCGGTGCCTAGAACACGAGACATGGTATTTTGCACATAGATCATCCCACCATATTCGCACTGGCGGTAGTTGTAGCGCATCCACTCTTTTGCGATGCAGTGTCGATACTGCGGCGGGTTGACTAGTTCCAACATCCGCCATTCTCTTAGATCGCAGTATAGGTTTGGATTAGCGGGGTCATACTTTAGTTTTGGTTCTTCAGCATTATTTCGATCAGTTGCTGGAGCTTCTGATCGCTGGCCTTGGCGGTTTCCGCTTGCTCCGCTAAGCTGTCCACGATAGCCTCGATTTTTGTCGCATTGACTGCTGCGAGTTTTCCCGTGGCTTGTGCCTCAGCAACTGTTTTCTCTACCACTGCTTCAATGCGGTCAACTTCTTCTTGTGTTGCCTGTGCTCTAGCTTCAGACGCACCCCATACGACGGCACCCGAAAGAACTGCTAGAAACGCTGGCAAGGCCCACGTTGGGACACGGATTCCTTCATCTGACATATCAACCTCCTAAAAATTGTGGCACTAAAATGCTCACTACAATCAAACCAATGATCCACCAAAGCCTATTGCCAAAGCGGTCAATCTTTTCATCCAAACTATCAAAACGCTTAGAACCATCTTTCAGGCGTTCTTCTATACGCTCGTATCTCAACGCACACTCACGCTCATGTGTGTTGATTTCCTGCAATGCCTTATCGCCTTTATCCAATTCCCAGACCTCTGCCATCGCTAGATAGCACATCGCTATTCTCTAGTGTTCCTTGAAGCCTTCGGGCAGACCTTGTGCAGTCTCAGGCTCTTCTACTGTCTGAACACTTTCGGCAATGCTTTGGGTATAGGCTTGCAGTAACACGTTACGCTCTGCGATCTGCTGTTGTAGTGCGGCGATTTCACGACGGATCTCTGCGACTCTAGCAATGTGCGCTTGGGTCTCGACCTTCAGATCACCAAAGTTGTACTCTTCGTCGTTGATGACAATTTTTTGTTCTTCGCTCATTACCACGGCACTCCTGTAGCCTGTGTTGCAGTTGCATCAATCTGCGCTTGAACGCGAGCGGTGCGATTAGCTTCTATGCTGGCTTTATATTCATCAGCAGTTTCACCCTCCGCTTTATTGGCTTCCCAGATCCAACCTAAAACATCACTCTCTTTTAGATCCGCATAGGCAATAAAATCGCTAGAAGACGCATCGTAAGTAAAAATGTTTTTACCGCCCTCAGTTGCACTTTCGCCCCCGCCAGCATCACTCTCTGCAATACAAACCCAATATACTTTTATAACACCACCATCAGCATCTACGCGGGTCATGTCAGTAACTGACCAAGTTGTGTTGATCGCCATTTGCTATTCTCCTTAAATCGCTGAAATTATAAATGCTAAAAGCTCAGAATAACGCACACCCAAACGAGTCCGTTGGACTGCGCCTTCTGGCGCTTCTTCTGCGGTATCAAAACGGTCTGTTCGCGTATGGGCCGCTATCGCTGGAGAGGTTTCAGTTGCTTCTGTAGCAGCCACTTCAATTTGAGCCTCCCACCAAGTGTCGGAACAAAACATCGCGTACCGCGCAGCGTCCAAACCTTCTGTTGTAAATGCGTCTTGGAGGTCTTGTGCGATGATTCCAAAGTGAATACGGGCATCGTCGCCCTTTTCTTCTACAGCAGACTTATAACGGTACTTACGCAGCAAACTTTTAGCAGCTACAGCTACACGCTGCTCTGCGTCGGACAATGCTTCTATGTCCTGCTTTTCGTTACGATCTGAGGTTTGGATGGTTCCGTTAGTTGCGAAAATGTCATCGTAACGGAATGACCCGCTACCAATGTCGAGATCGTTGTCTACGATGTTCAATCCGCGCATTGGCAAGTATCCATCACCGCCAAAATCGATCCCCGATTCGTCAGTGTGGACTTGCAAATTTGCGCCGCTTGAACGGCATTTTATACTGCCGACTTGACTTCCGGCCTGATAAAACTGAATTATTTGTCCGTCATCAGTCATTCGGTTAAACGTCGCTACGACATCACCAGCCCTTGCAACGTCTAATCGGTTGACAGCCATCATATTCACGCCACCACCAGAGGTGTTATTAAACAGAGTTGTGTCTAACGATCCTGTTAAAACATCACCACTGTCATTTATGAATAGCCGCTTGGTGCCATCATCTGTTTGCAGCGAAAGACCACCTGAGCCAGAGGCTTTTATGTCTGAGCAAATTACGTTGCCACCGAAAGTGGCAGAACCATTGCTTGACATATCAAAAGTGACCGCCGTGACAAAAGATGATCCGGTAACACCTTGTATTAAAAAATCACCATCAGCTACGATAGACTGAAATAGTGCATTGTTACCGTCTTTTTTAATTTGTGCGTATTGTGTGCCACCGTCTAAAAACCTAACTTCACCAGCGTCATCAGCATCAAGTTTTATGTTTCCAGCAACATCAATAGTTAGACTGCCGCTAAGCTTTGCAAAATCACCATCTGAAGTAATCCTCAAAACTTCAGCAGTGCTTCCGCCAGAAGGCGTGGTGCTAAAAACAATGTTTTGACCAGCAGTGGTGTGTTTGATGTCAAAGTTGCCACCGCCGTTGTAAAGAAAATCACCAGTAGCTTGCTCTACACCATTGGCGCTTACTCTGAGTTGTTCAGAGCCACCACTTGCAAAACCAAGAATGTTGCTACCACCCCAAAATACACCTGTATCTGGGTCTATTGCAGATTGTAGCGTGGGATCAGAAGCAGAACCTCTATTTCCTATGTTGATACCTGAGTTGAATGTGGCGATACCCGCCGCTGACATATCTAAGGTCAGGGCTGTAATTGATGAACCGCCATCGTTGCCTTTGAAGAGTAAGTCTTGGTCGCTTGTGTTTGTTTGGATAATGTTTTCGTTACTTGAGTGATAAACTAATAAGTCTCCCCCTGCTCCGAAACTTGCCGCATGACCATCACCAAGTTTGATCCCTGCGTTAAATGTCGCTTCTCCCGCCGCTGACATATCAAGGGTCAGGGCTGTGATATTTGATCCACCATCGTTCCCTTGGAAAATCATGTCTCCATCTGATGTGCTGGAGCGCAGAATCACAGAGTTTGCGGAATCATCTAAATCAAGAATAAACTGCTGAGTACCAGCGTCTTTGAATCTGAAATCCCCACCGTCTGCATCAAAGATGATGTCTCCTGCGACATCTAACGTCAGATCGCCAGAAGACAGATCAATCTCTGTTCCGTCAATAGTAATGTTGTCTATGACTACGCCAGAGTTGGCAGTGACAGTGCCGCCAAACGTAGCCGCACCTGCACTTGATAAAGTCAAGGCTGTGCTTGCATTACCGTTGTACTTGAATTGTAGGCTGTCATCAGAGCCATCCATGATGAGGCGGTATTCTTCGGTGAATCCAGAGCCGTCACTTCCCCAATTATTACCGAAGATTAGGGATGCCGCAGAGCCTGATCCTGTACCAGAAACCACAACGCCGCCATCACCAGAACCATGAACAAAAGCAGAGCGCCCTGCCGCCGCAGAAGCATAAGACAAAAAGTCAACGGTAGATGGCGCTGTAATACTGCCTGAGCCTATGACAACCGTGTCATTCCCAGCGTCAACAAATAGCATATGAGTGTTGCCGTTGCTTTCTACGCGGAAGTCTAGGGCGGCCAAACCGTCTTCATTGAAAACAGCACCAACGTCTTCGCTAAAAAATGCTAACGCCTCATAAGATCCGCTTGCTCCACTTCTGACTTGGAAAATTCTGCCAGTATTATCGTCATCAGAATCAACTGTTACGGTAAGAGACTGCCTAGCTAAAATTTCTACACCATCGTCTTCTGTAAAGGTAAGATCGCCACCTAAACTTACACCTTTGTTAAAAGTAGCTGCACCACCCGCTGACATATCTAAGGTCAAGGCTGTAATTTCACTGCCGCCATCGTTTCCTTTCAGTAGTATGTCTTTGTCAGAAACCTTTGATTTTATCTCTAAGTTTTGTCCTGCCATCTCAATGTGACCGACTGCTGTGCCGTCATCACTGAAATTTATATTGGCTCCACCAGCATCTAAAGTGATGTCGCCAGCAACATCTATGGTCAGATCACCAGAAGACAGATCAATCTCTGTACCATCTATCGTGATGTTGTCGATTGAGATACCAGCGTTTGCGGTCACCGCCCCGCTAACATCCATCGTGCCATTGACATCAATCGCCGTAGCAGTCAAATCAATCTCATCCGTCGCACCGAGCGACAAGACCGTGGCAGAAGAACCTTGGATGAATTGGCTCGCATCGTTAAACATCAATTTGTTTGTAGAGTTCAGCGTTAAGCCAGATCCGTCTGTGTGCGTGAGCGTAGTGTCGCCATCTGCGCCAAAAGTGATGACTGCGCTGTCAGAAGTGAACGTCAAGTCATCGTCAATAAACAAGTCTGGGATCGACAGGTCTTGGAACGCATCAACCATCGCACCACCAGAACCAGCACCGTCTGAGTAGATCGCTTTGGTTTGACCATTAGCAACGGTGACAGTCGCACCGCTGCCCTGCTTGATGATGATTGAAAATCCGCCGCTGGTTGCATTTTCTATGAGCCACAGCTTACTTACGGTATTCGGGCCAATGGTTATGGTGCAAGCAGAGTCGAGTGTGCCAGTGTATTTAAGGAAAATACTCCTACCGGGATCAGTAGAACCGTCAGCAAGAGTAGTAGTATGAGTATCAGCATTCGTCGTGATTGCTTCTGTGCCAAAAGAAAACGCCTCTGCAATAAGACTTAAATTTGTATTTGTGCTGGTGCCCCAAGTTCCACTTTCGTCCCCGGTGGCGATTTCTTTGAGGCGTAAATCATTGGTATAAACTGCCATCTACTTTCT